GTCCATCCTCATTACCGGCGGCGCAAATTTCCCGGTTGCGAAGAAGGAAAAGCAGAACGCCCGCCGCGACACCCTGGCGCATGAGTATGCGGACATCCAGGGCTTGCTGCGGAAGATCGAGAGCGTGGGCATGGGCGGTATCAGCGCGGACGACCCGAACGCCATTGAGAAGCTGGAGGAGAAGCTGGCAAGGCTGGAGCGGACGCAGCAGACGATGAAAGACATTAACGCCTACTACCGCAAGCACGGCACCCTGGACGGCTGCACGCTGGCCTCTGAGGAGGTAATCAGGAAGATCAAGGCCGACATGAAGTCGTCCTGGCGGTTCTCGGACAAGCCCTTCGAGTCGTACACCCTGAGCAACCAGAATGCGGAGATCAGGCGGCTGCGCGGCCGTATCGAGGAGCTGCGCAAGCAGAAGACCGAACCGCCTCCGGCAGGCTGGGATTTTGACGGCGGCGAGGTGGTTGTGAACACATCCGCAAACCGGCTCCAGATCATCTTCGACGACAAGCCGGACGACGATCTGCGGCAGGAGCTCAAACAGTACGGCTTCCGCTGGGCCCCGTCCGTCGGCGCATGGCAGCGGCAGCTCACGAAGAA